TTGCCTATTTCTTACTTTATCTTTAGGAGAAAAAAATACGCCCCAGAGGTCGGCACGTACTATAGCTACGATATCGTAGCTTATGGCCTGCTCCATCAAGGCCCCGTGCAGATCCTCCAGGACGTATCGACCGATGCGGAACTGGTCTTTCGCATGGTCATGGCATTCAACAGGTATAGCCTCTCACCGCTGCACCTAAAAGATGCCGTTCTGGATATGCTAGAGTAAGTCCTTGCCGGGTAGGAGCCACCAACTCCTACCCGGTTTTCTTATTATATCATACTTCCATAAGTATAAAAACGGTTACTTATAACAAATATATACTTATGGAATTATACAATACTTCCAGTAGTATAAGTATAATGACCATACCATGAAAAGGGGTGAGGTCATTGGCATACTCAGAGGCACAGAAGGAAGCGACCTCTCGCTATAACAAAAAGGTGTATGACAGAATTGACCTCATTGTACCGAAGGGAAAGCGACGGATAATTGCAGAATATGCAAAGGCTCAAGGGAAAAGTACAAATAGATTTATAAACGAGGCGATAGACAAAGCAATGGAGGAAGCTGGCACTTAGTATGCCAACTTGACTACATTATTCTTTCGGGCCTCCAAGTCCACATGAGTGTAGATTTGGGTAGTGGATAATTTGGCGTGACCCAACTGGTCCTGCACTGAGCGAATACTAGCTCCACCCTCCAACAAGGCTGTGGCGTAAGTGTGTCGGGCTTTGTGCGGAGAAAGCTGTTGCACCTGCTGATCCTTTGGTAGAGTGGCGTTAAGATCCCGAAGGACGGCGGCATAACGATGGGCGAATACAGGTGGCCTCAAGAATCCGCCGTCAGGCCCTGGGAGGACATACAGGCCGCTTTTGGGGATTGAGTTAACCACGTCGGTACCTGCGTCATTTAGGGCCACCACGCGTTCTCTCCGGCTCTTGGTAGTATCGACCAAGGCGTACTTTCGGCGACGCTTCACTTGGCCGGTCTTATCTGGCTGCATGAGAGCGTCTGGGTCGTCGTTCTCGACCTCGGCTACTACCCGGCGAATGGTGAGGGTGCCAGCTTGGAGATCAACATCGGACCACATGAGGCCGCAAAGCTCCTCGGTGCGCAGTCCGGTATAGAGGGCCAATTCCACATAAGCGCCCCATTTGTGAGAAGGAGCGTAAGTGAGAATGACACGTACTTCCTCTAGGGTATGTACCTTTGGGGGTTTCGCTGGGTCCCGGGTGAGGGATATATCTTCTGCTGGATTGGCCTTACACAGACGGTTTTTTCGTGCGGACTTGAAGATACCGTTGAGGCAGACCTTGATCTCATTTCGAGCTGAGTGGGATAAACTTGCAGCCTTTGCAAAGATCTGTTCAATGTGGACAGGCCGCACGGAATCCAGTTTCATACGCCCGATCTCTGGTAAAATAAATTTTTCGATATAATACTCATAGTTTTCGTATGTTTTGGGGGCGACACGCCCCTTTTTACTGACTTCAAGCCAAGTGCGGGTCCATTTTTCTACAGTCTTGACGCTCTCAACCGCTTCGCCGCCACTCTCTCTCAGCCAGTCCCTGTATTTCTTTTTGGCACCGCGGCCATCTTTATCTTTGGAGTAAAAGGAGAGGGGGGTGGTGCGACCTTCAACTTTGACGCGAAACTCCCAACGACCGTCTTTTCTTTGGCGCAGAGAGCCCTCTCCGTTCGGATTTTTTTCTTTCATGGGGGTATCCTCCTTCTATTGCAATTTTGCGCCTGTTCAGGTACAATAAAAGGGCGCAAAGGTGCCTTGGTTTTGCGGCTGGGGCATTTTGCTTGGTACAGGATGTTGGTAGCATCCTGTATTGTATTCGCCTCCGGTGTTGGTAGCGCCGGGGGCGGTTTTTTATTGCGCCTTTTTCAGATCGGCCAGTTCCTTGCTCATGGAGCGGATAACCTGTTTCAAGAGAGCCACGTCGTCCTCTATGGCCTCTATTCTGGTCATGGGAGTTAACTTTGCCTGTACGCCTTGTAACCCCTCCGCCAGCAAGTCAAACTTCGGCATGACATCCGTGTCAAAATAGGCAATCATACGCTTTTCAGACGCCCGGATGGATGCGTCAATCATGGTCCGAATGGACTGTAAGTCTTTTTCGTCTAACATGCGTAAAACCTCCTGAAAGTCATTGGGTGACACTAGCGGTCATAATGTAATACTCCCGTCTTCATTGACGGTTTGCCCCAGATACCGAACTACACGTTCAGACTTTGGCTGCTTCGCAAGTTCGTTTTTTAACTTTGCTATGGAGACAGCATTATTTCCTCCCCAGGCAGCGGCATCTGCCAGAATCACAGTTTTTGGCTCATTTCCGTTGGAAGGCAAATAGCTTATCGCTAATGTTGTTTTGATTTTCTGCTTTCCGGTGGCGCTCATTCCTCCCAATAGCGCACCAACAGGGCCGAATAGAAGCCCACCAACTACGCCACGGCCCACAACAGACTGGTTTTGCAGTTCTGACGTTTTCACCTGATCCAGCGCCAGAATATCAGATGCGCTTATCTTATAGTGTTGTATGATCTCATCTGCGCCGAAGGTTTTCAACTTAATGCGATACAAGGAAAGAAATTCTCCTTCCAACAAGACTCGGAAAACAGAGTTTTGAGGTAAATCCCCAAGACCATCCAAGTAGTCAAATAAGTTTTTTGCAAGAATCTTCGCCATTTACACCGCCTCCTCTTTAGATCCATCTAGATGCAAGATTTCATGGCACCTATGACATCAGGTATATCCGGAAGTTTTTTGGTAGCGTTGTGATTTCTAAAACTATTTCCTGGCATCAAAAATACAATTCTGTCGCTAAGTTTCCATGCGTGTACCAGCAGACGGCTTTGCGCATGAAGTCCTCAGTCACACCAAAATATTCAGCCAAATCCCACAGATCTGTATGTCCATCAGCCACGGCTTGATCCAGATCATCAGCGGACAAGCGCAGTTCAATGGCTCGTTTATCAGCACGGTTCTCATGCTTTTTCCGAATATCGCAGGCGGCATACTCGTTATAGAACGACCCTGTATCACAATGTCCGATTTCGTGGAGCCCTTTTACTAACTCGTCGGCATCGGACAAGAGGGTAAAGGGGTCAATCGCAATAAAGCATTTGCAATCTGATACTCGCATAACAGATATACTTTCAAGCCCATCGCAGTCTAAATTGTACCAATAAACATCATACCCCTGCTGTTCGGCGTACTCATACAGTTCAACTACATTATTTATTTTTTTCGTTTTCTTGGGCAAACTTTGCGAACTGTTTAACGCGGTCGAGGACATCATCGTCTATCTCCCTTGTGCCCCACAAAGCAAATTTAATATCATCGTCGCTGACTTTGCGCTCGCCCTCTTGGGTGGGCGCTTTTTTTGTTTCTCCGCTTAAAATTTCTTCAATGGATTTTTTGAAATATAGAGACATTTTTTCAAGTGCATCTGCGCTAGGTTTCTCAGTTTTGGTTGCTTTCCATTTTGCTGCGAGTGAACGACTTAACCCCATTTCAGAACATGCCCTTCCAGGCTTAACGCCTTTTTCTTGGCACAACTCCTCAAATCTGTCATAAAACATAAAATGGGCCTCCTGTTTTTGTGCACAGCAACAAAAGATTACGAAGATAATCAAAAGCCCTTGAAGTGATTACGGAGGTGTGCTAATATAGGCTTATAAGTTGAACATCGTAATCGGCTTGCATAGCATTTTATGATTGGTTGGCACCATCATAATAACACAATAGATTACGAAGGTCAACGTATAATGTAGAACTAGGTAAACTTTCGTATCCTTGCCCAAAAAGCAGGGACAGGTTTTGGAGGTGGTCTAAATCTAGGGGACAGTATTAGAGAAACAACGAGGGAAGGGGGTGTATGAGTTGATAACAGTTCGTTTACTGATTTATCTAGTCATGTCATTAGCGTTTATGGTTGCTGCTTTGATAGCGTGTCACCTAATAAAAGAAGACCCGGAGAGCAATAAGCCATGGCTGATTGCCGCCCCGGCCTTGGTCCTAGCTGTTGTGTTGCTGGTTGTTATGTTCCACGATTTACTTTCGTAAATCCTTTTGCATAGCGTTGACTAAATCAGTAGACAGATCTTCGTGTTGGCGAACCTGTTCCATAAAATCCTCAGGCGGATTTAGTTTCAACACCGATATTTTTGTGATGCTGTCTCTGTATTCCTGTATTAACTCTTTGGTCTTGGGGGTTGCAAAGAGCAATGCGCGTGTATAGGCATCTGTAAATCTTGTGACTTGCTCTTGACTGGTTACATCGGAAAACTCACCTCCAGCACGCAGCAAATCATAATAGGCGGTAATCATTTCATGGAAAATCAGCTCGGTTTGTTTTGTGCTCTTAGCCCCTCGCTGAGTTATTACAGCTGAAATAACCGAGCAAATTGTAACTGCGATAATGGATACCACCGAAGCAATGATAGATACTTGAACAGACAAAATGCTAACTAATTCGTTTTCCATTTTTACGCCTCCTTACGAGGCTATTCTACCAAAACAGAAAGAAGGTGACAATGGTATGCCTGCAAAGTGGACTGCTGACCTGCTGGGCAAGATGCACCTGGCCGGAGTCACGGCCAAGCAGCTTGCCGCTGAGGTCGGCTGGAACCCAAAGTATCTCAGTGTTGTACTTAACGGACACAAGGAGCCAAAGGGCGCGGAGGAAAAGCTGAACGCCGCTCTTGGGAGACTTGTTTCTGGACAGATTCAAGATACCACAGAGCAAGTCCAATAAACCGGACAATAAAGCCCGCGCCTGATGGGGCGGGAGGTGAAGGGGGTGAGGACGGTGGGAACATCTATGGGTTTTTCCCCGGCGGGTTTCAATCAGATTGTAGTATTTTCTGATAAAAACGACTTCAAAGACATTGTGGCCGCCAATCCAGCGATGACGGCAATCATCGAGGATAGCGACCACAATATCTACATCGCAGGGGTTAAAGCGGGGGCCAGTTGACTGCGGGGTACAACGGAGTCCCATCCTTTTCCCATTCAAAGATGATAGACTCCGGGAAACCTTCTCCAGGAGGTGCACCGAGGTCTTTCCATCCGGCCTGCGTGTAGGCAAAGTTTACGGCTTCATATTCAAGAATATCGTGCGAGGTTAACTTGTACTCATAGCGAAAACCTTTGCGAGACATAATTTCACCCCCCTTCCGCGCCCAGTATACCACTGCAAGGAAGGGAGGACAACAAAAAGCGCCCCGGCCAGTGGTGTACCATCGACTGAGGCAGAAAGGAGGACATTATGGAGAATTTGGAACCGCGATTTACGACCGAAGAGGTCGCAAATCGCTACGGAGTAAAGATCACAACAGTTCAGCGGTGGGTGAGGGAGGGGCGTTTGACCGCTCTAAACTTAGGCGGAAATCGGTATGGGCCTTATGTATATCGTCCCTCAGACCTAGAGGAATTTGAACGGAAGACAGTCAGGGAGGCGGTATCTATATGAAAAACCGTACCCGAAACGAGCGCCGCCGGGCCCGCCGGGAAGCTGTGAGCGCGGTAGTGTTTACCGCCTGCATTATCCTCTGCTGTGGCTTGCCTAACTGGCTGGAGGTGTGGCCGTGCGCTATCTGATTACCAGCGTCTTGTCTCTTGGCCTGCTGCTGGCTCTGGTGCTGCTGGTGGAGGGCATCAGCGCCCAGGAACAACCGGCCATTGAGACCCCGGCGGCAACCACCACCCCGTCCCCCACGCCCACCGGCCCGCTCACCATCCAGATCACCGGACTGGAGGGCGCGGAGAGCATCGACGATGTGTGGGCGGTCATCGAAATACCTGGAGGGAACGAAAATGAATGAAACCCTAGATTTTATCGAAATTGGCTCTGACGAAGAGATAATCCAAAAGATGGGGACAGAGCAATATGTGAAGCTGGTAAACCCGAACACCGCCCTATATGTAAGCTCTGCTGCCGCAAAGTGTATCCCCAATGTTTCCACCCGTGTACTTATTGGCAAGGCCGGGAATTATTTGCTGTTCCACTTCACAAGCAGTAAAAAAGGCTTTGCTGTGTCGAGATATTCCGGCGGATTCTCCATACCAATAGCAGGCGTAATTAGCAAACTTGGGATAAGGCCGGAGCAGGTAAATGGCAAGCGCCCAAAGCTCATCAAAGATGGCTTTGCAATCGAGCTATATTAAAAGCGCCGCTCCCCGGTGTGCGAGACCGGAGGGCGGCAAGAGAAAGAACATCTGCCCTTATTTTAGGGCACGAAGGAGGGAAAGTCAATGCTGAATACCACAAATATTTCCGCCCTGCTGCGCTGGGCAATGGAGAATATCGGCTATCCAATCGACGAGATTAACGCCCTGGACGGGACAGTACATATCCGCCTGTCAGATGGCCGAACCGGATTTCTTTATATGGGCGAGGACGGCTGCCCGCGGGCGGCGCTTCCGGGGATTGCCTGATATGGAGTGGTGGCTACCGTTTTCACCATATCGGGATGCGCAGCAGGAGCCGATATATGCCTACTGCCGCGAGTGCGGCGGAGAAATCTACGGCCTATTCTCACTGATGCCTGGGCATCTTTGCGAAAAATGTTACTGGAGGGGAAGAAATGAACGAGTTGATTCGCGTGGCCCAGCTCCCGGTAATCGAGGAGCGGCTGCGGGCCATGAAGGAGACCGTGGACAAGCGGGTGGGGGAAGCCCTCGCCCTTGTCTGTAATGAGGAGACCGTGCAGGCCGTGAAAGCTGTCCGGGCTGACTTGAACAAGCAGTTTCAGGCACTGGAGGAGCAGCGCAAGGCGGCAAAGAAAGCCGTACTCGGCCCCTATGAGCAGTTCGAGGCCGTATATAAGGAGTGCGTCAGTGACGCTTTCAGGGCGGCGGACGCGGCGTTAAAGGGCAAGGTAGACGCCACCGAGCGTGAAATCAAGCAGCGCTGCGAGGACGGTCTGCGGGAGTATTTCGCGGAACTGTGTGCCGCCGAGCGCATCGACTTTATCCGGTTCGAGCAGGCCGGTTTGAAGGTAGACATGGCCTCCGCCAAACAGAAGACACCCAAGAAGCTGCGGGAGCAGCTGGCGGACTTCGTGGCCGGGGTTGCGTGCAGCGTAGAGCTGATCTCCGGCATGGACGACGCCGAGGAAATCATGGTGGAGTTCAAGCGGACGCTGGACGCCCCGGCGGCCATATCTGCCGTGCAGGAACGGCACCGGCGCATTGATGCCGAGAAGGAGGCACAGGCGCTCCGGGAAGTGCAGAGGGCACGGGAGGCCGAAGTGGTGGCAAAGGTTGAGGCCGCCGTGCCTACTGCCGTGGAGCCGCCCGTGGAGGCCGAACAGGTGTATAAGTGCACCTTCACTGTTCACGCTACAAAACCCCAGCTTCGCAAGTTAAAAGGATTTTTGAATCAGGAGGGAATCCGTTATGAGTAACGCAGTAGCTACCCAGGCCCAGCGCCCCAAGTTTTCCGTGATGATTTCCACGCCGGGCTATCAGAAGATGATCAACAATACCCTGCGTGACCCCAAGAAAGCCCAGAGATTTGTGGCCTCCATCACCTCCGCCGTGGCGACCAACCCGGCGCTCCAGGAGTGCGACCCGGCCACCATCCTATCCGGCGCTCTGCTGGGCGAGAGCCTGAACCTTTCTCCGTCTCCCCAGTTGGGGCAATATTACCTTGTCCCGTTCAAAAATAAGGCGAAATATGACCGGCAAGGCAATCTTATTAAACCGGAGACGACAGACGCCCAGTTTGTGCTCGGATATAAAGGCTACATCCAACTGGCCCTCCGCTCCGGCTACTACAAGCACCTGAACGTGATTGCTGTCAAGGCCGGGGAATTGGTTCATTTTGCCCCTCTGACCGAAGAGGTGGAGATTAACCTCAACCCGGACGAGCTTGCCCGCGAGAACTCTGCCACCGTCGGCTACCTTGCCATGTTCGAGTATCTGAACGGCTTCCGCAAGACCATCTACTGGAGCCGGGAGAAGATGGAGGCACATGCCCTGCGGTATTCCAAGGGCTATGCGGCCAAGAAAGGATATACCTTCTGGGAGAAGGACTTCGACGCTATGGCGTTCAAGACCATGCTCCGGCAGCTCATTTCCAAGTGGGGTGTTATGTCCATCGACCTTCAGACGGCCTTCGAGGCGGACGCTGTGGCCGCGGAGGATGGGGACTACCTCCAGGCGCCGGCCGCCGAACTGCCAGGAGCGTCTCAGGACGAGCCGCAGGAAGGAGAGGTCAGCGAGGCATCCGGCAATCCCGGAGACGAGCAGGTAAACCTCAATGACCTATAACGTTATCTCCACCGGCTCCAAGGGCAACGCCGTGGTCATCAACGACCGCATCCTGATCGACTGCGGCGTACCCTTCAAGGCCCTGGAGCGGGTCAAGAAGGATCTGCGGCTGGTGCTGCTGACGCACATACACAGCGACCATTTTTGCAAATCCACGGTGCGGGCGCTTGCAAAAGAGCGCCCCATCCTCCGCTGGGGGTGCTGCAAGTGGATGGTTGGTCCGCTGCTGGAGGCCGGGGTGGACAAGCGGCGGATTGACCCATATGAACCTGGTACAGAGTATGCCTACCCTTCCCTGTGGCTGACCGTCCTCCCGGATCATCTGCCCCACAATGTTCCAAATTGTGGCTATCACATCACAGCCGAGGAGGAGTGCCTTTTCTATGCCACGGACACCGGCACGCTGGACGGCATCGAGGCCAGGGGATACGACCTCTACATGGTGGAGGCAAACCACACCCGGGCCGAGCTGGAGGCCCGCATGGAGGCAAAGAGGGCCGCGGGTGAGTTCTCGTATGAGTGGGCCGCTGCGCAGAACCATTTAAGCCGGGAACAGGCGGAGGACTGGCTTTATCAACAGATGGGGCCGAACAGCCGGTATGTGTTCCTGCATCAACATCACGAGGAAGGAAGTTAATGGAATGGAAAAGCTACTACTGACACGCAAGGAGGCTGCTGATGTGCTGAACATCAGTGTGGATACATTGGACGAGCTTAGAGACGCTAAAAAGATCCGGTGCGTCAGAATCGGAGTACGGGTCTATTACAGTCCGGATGAACTAAGGGCCTTTATTACGAAGGAGGGCTACGTGTGCTGAACCGGATTGCACTTATGGGCCGACTCACCCGCGACCCTGAACTCAGGCACACCCAGTCCGGAACCGCCGTGGCCTCCTTCTCCCTGGCGGTAGAACGGGATTTCAAAGATAAGACTACCGGCGAGAAGCCTACAGACTTCATCGACATCGTGGCCTGGCGTCAGACCGCCGAATTTGTCTCCCGTTTCTTCACCAAGGGCCGTATGGCCGTGGTGGAGGGCCGCTTGCAGCTCCGGGACTGGACGGATAAGGATGGCAACAAGCGCCGCACCGCGGAGGTGATCGCCGACAACGTGTACTTTGGCGACTCCAAGCGGGACGCGGAAGGCAGTGCGGAATCCGGCGGAGCCTATACACCGCCCCCGGCGGAACCGGGGTCAGGTGGGGCGGAGTTCGCAGAGCTGACGGATGACGACGGGGAGCTACCATTTTAGAGGAGGGCTTCCATGAAGCGAGACCAATTCACCTTTTATCGTAGTTACTATGAAGCGTTAAAGCACCTCCCCAAACGCGACCGGGCCGACGTTCTCATGGCGGTCATCGGCTATGCGTTGGATGAAGAAATCCCAAAGCTCTCCGGCGTACCTCTCTCTGTTTTTACTTTGATTCGTCCCACGCTTGACAGTGGAAGGAACAAAGCAAAAAACAGGCTCAACAAGCAGAAAACAAACCAAGAACAAACTGGAACAAAACAGGAACAAAACGGTAAGGAGGGGGAGAGTGAGAGAGAGGTAGAGAAAGAGTTAGAGAGAGAGGTAGAGAGTGAGTGTGAGGGAGAGGGAGAGAACGATAGTTCTCTTCCCCCTACCCCCCTCCCGCGCTCCGGGCCGGTGGCCGAAGCTGTTTCAGATTACCTGGACAGAATCAATCCATCTGCCTCCGCCGCCTCTCTGGAGGAGCTGGGCGGATATGCGGAGGCCATGGGGGCCGCCGTCTGTAAGCGGGCCTTTGACATCGCCCTCGACAGCAAGAAGGCGAACTGGCCGTACATACGGGCTATCCTGCGGGACAAGCAGGCCAGGGGGGTACGATGCCTTGCTGATTGGGATGCTTTGGAGGCGGAGCACCGGACGTCTGCGGCGGGAGGCCGCACAGACTGGGCCGCTCTGGCCGCCAGAATGGACGCGGAGGAGGGGACTGGATGACGCTTCAACAGACGGGCAGGATTATGAACCTCCTCTCTGCCGCCTATCCCTGGTTTTATTCCGGGAGAAATGCACCTGACCCGGCGCAGACGCTGAAACTGTGGGCAGATCAGTTTTCGGGAGACCCGGTGGATCTGGTGGAATCTGCGGTTCGGGCGCTGATTGATACCAACGGGAAAAGCTCTCCGCCTACCATCGGGGCGGTAAAAGCCAAAATGAGACAAATTGACCCGTCGTATCAAGCGCCGCGTACCGCCGTAGGCGCCGGGAACTACAAAGACCCTGCGGTAGAAGCCCTTCGGGAGCGGTGGCAGGATCTTCGCCGTCAGCGCCGGGCAGCTGGGGTGCCGGACACTTGGGAAGAGACCAAAAAGGCAGGGCTGACCGCGGCGGCCTGGATGGACATTCTTGACGAAAGGGGCCTTGCCCTGTGAATAAATATGGCAACAAGAAGGCCGTGCGAAATGGCATCACCTTCGACAGCCAGAAAGAGGCTGCACGGTATGACCAGCTCATGCTCCGGCTGTGCGCCGGAGAGATTCGGGATCTGAAACTCCAGCCGGAGTTCACGCTTCAGGAGGCGTTCACGACACCGCTGGGGGAGCGTGTGCGGGCGATTAAGTACCGGGCCGACTTCTCGTACCGCCGGGCGGTCAAAGAGGGTGTAGACACCCGCTGGGAGACCGTGGTTGAGGACGTGAAGGGCTACAAGACCAAAGAATACAAGCTGAAGAAAAAGCTCATGGCCGGGCGCGGAATCCGTGTGGAGGAGGTGTAGGCCGTGATAACCGCAGACCCCTACGGCATCAGCGGAGCGGTGGCACCCTGGCGCAGCCTGGACGCGATGGAGCCGATCGTGGAGCGCAATATCACGGAGCGGGACGCGGAGGAGGCGGCAATCTGTGGACAGTGCCCGCTGCCGGACTGCAACCCCAAAAGAGTTGGCTGCCTGCTGCATACCAGAGCAAAAAATCCCAGACCGTCCCGTGATTTGCTGGAGCGCATGGCGCTGGACGGGTATGGGCCGGAGACGATAGCCCAGGCCACCGGATACTCAATATCAACCACCAAAGAGTACATGAAACAGTTTTTTCGAGACGGACCGTGTGAGCGCTGCTCGTCCAAGAGCATTTGTGATGCGGCAAACGGGACGTGTAGCCGCAAAGAGCGGTGGGAAGCAGTCAAGGAGGTGCCGAACGATGGACGATAAGACGCGCGCCCTGTTGGGCGATAGAGAGGCGGCCAAGCGGCTGACGGATGCGGGGGTGCTGCTGCCGTGCTGCGGTGTACCGCCGATATTGCACTACTTTGACCCCTTGGACTGTTATGGGATTGAGTGTGGGGGAAACGGCCATATTCACAACACGGGCTTTTGTGATAGTGAATACGAAGCCCGCCTCGCCTGGAACACCCGCGCGCCGATTCTGAGCGCGGAGGAGTTGGAGAAAATCTATGGAAAAGAAAATCCTTGATGTGACCTGTGGAGCGAGGTCTATCTGGTTTGACAAGCACCATCCGGCGGCGGTCTACTGCGATAAGCGCCGGGAGCAGTATCCCCACCTCTGGAAAAACGCCGAGAACTGTACGCTGGACATAAATCCTGATGTGGTGTGCGACTTTACGGATTTGCCTTTTGCAGATAACTCTTTCCCGCTGGTAGTATTCGACCCACCTCACCTGACTGGCGCAAAGGAGACGGCGTGGCTGGTCAAAAAGTACGGGAAGTTGGACGAGAATTGGCCTCAAATGCTCCACGATGGTTTTCGGGAGTGTATGCGGGTACTTAAACCGGATGGGGTACTAATTTTGAAATGGTCGGAGTACGACATCCCGGCAACGAAGGTCTGGAAAGCCATTGGGCAGAAGCCGTTGTTCGGACACCACAGCGGAAAACAGAGCCGTACTTTTTGGGCCTGCTTTATGAAGTTAGATGAGATGGAGCTGCTGGAGGGGATGAAATGAACACGCTGATTTTGTATGCTATGGGGATTGCATCGCTGGTAGTCATTATCGCTGGGGCGTTTTCCGTGGTGGTCATGATTGTGTACTATATCCAAATTATGTGGTCAAAAATTTCTGCTTGTGCAAGGAACACGATGGAGTATTTGCGAAACAAGCAAGACTTTGAGGTTTACAAAGCTGACGTGCTCCGCTGGGATGCAATGAAGCGAGAGAAGGCGCTGAAGTGCCGGGAGTGCGCGTACAGGAAAAAGTACATTGGCGAGGAGGCCCAGCCATGACGCGGGAAGAAGCGATCAAGTCATTGCAAAACATAATCGAATACTGGACATATAAGCCGACTGAGGTTGAAGCCGCTAAGATGGCAATTGCCGCCCTCCGCCCCGTCAGCCGGGAGCAGGTGGAGCGGGTGTGGCCGGGGTGCAAGATGTGTAAGACACCCTCGATCGCTCCACCAGTAGGGTTCTATTGCCCTTGGTGTGGGGCTCCACGCACCGCAGAGGCAAAGACGAATCTTAGGAAAAGACTGGAGGCGCTGAACGATGGGAAGGGCGATTGAGGTATCGCCATGAGACACCAATACACCCGCGCAGAGCTGGAATCCATCACCCAGGAGACCGCAATCTACATTGAGGGAGCAGGGATAGCCCAGCTCCAATGGGGCGGCCTGGAAATTGCAGAGGGGTGCAGGGATGGATATCTGTACTGCAAGCACATCAAGCCGTTTAGCCTGGAACTGTATGGCCAATACTGGACGGCCTTTGATGGGCCGCCAGAAAGGGGGAAAAATAATGAAAATCCCAGCGGAATTTGAGGACATTTTCCGGGGTGTAGAGTTGACGGAGAGAGAAGCCCTGTTCCTGAGCTGGATAACCAGCTGGGACGACTACACAATACAGAACATGAGAACCGTGGTGGAGAAAGTACGGAGCGCCCTCTCCACGCTCCAGGCCGAAAACGAGAGGTTGCGGGCCGAGCTAAAAAGTAAGGTGGACTTAGTATTTCAACAGGCGAAAGAACTTGATAGGAGGCACTTGCTATTACAAGAGCAAGAGGCCGAGCTGGAGCGGGTGAAACGGGCTCTCGCTATGATGTGGTTTGCGTATGTCAACAGCGACAAAGAAACCCCGCATAGCTACGAGACCGATGCGTTGGAAGAGGCAGAGCATATCTTGGGTCCCTGGTCTAAGTGTATGCCGAAGTATCTAAGGCGCGGCCCGGAGGAGGGGTGAGCATGGAGAGACTGACATACTGGTGTGACAATGGGCATGGTGGTGGAAAATGGTTTGTAGCTATCGATGCCGAAGGAGGAGAAGATTACGGTCCGCACGTTGACCGCCTCGCAGCCTATGAGGAGACTGGCTTGGAGCCGGGGGAAATCGAACAGCTCAAAGGTGAAGCATTTGGTCTGAGAGTGGACAAGCAAGAGCTGGAGCAATATCGTGCTCTCGGCCCCATTGACCGCCTCCGCGAACTGGCCGAGGCCGCACTACGGAGGGAGCAGGATGGCTAAAACACCGGATTGTTGCATTGAAGCAAATGAGCAACGCCCATGTGCTATTTGTGGAAAAATGACGAAATATGTTGAATATTGCGTAGAAAGTCCCCTGTGTAGTAATGAATGTATAAAGACGTTCTATGACAAACTTTACAAGAAGGAGCACGAATGAAGGAGTACATCGAGAGGGTAACTGCGCTGAACGCGCTGATAAGGGCATTGGGGTATTGCCAGTGTGCCAATGATGTGATAACTCGTATCCCCGCCGCCGACGTTGCGGAGGTGAGGCACGGGAGATGGGACGCGTCTGACAGATATAAGTTTTTAGACGGAAGCACTTGTATTCGGTGCACTGAATGCGGCGCGGCATTACATCTGGACGAATACCAAAAGTACCATTGGCACTACTGCCCCAACTGCGGCGCTCGCATGGACGAGGAGGACGAGCATGAGGCTGATTGATAGAAGCGAACTACTCGATAAATTCAATTTGGAATGTAAAACTGCTCAAGAGCGATATATGGCATTGATAAACGCCCCTACCATCTCCGCCGTGCCTGTGGTCAGGTGCCGGGAGTGTATATATGCCACCAGACCGGGAGACAACATCGTCTACTGTGACAATTTTGAGCGTGACATGATGCCGGACGATTATTGTAGCGTTGGAGAGCGAAAGGAGGCCGACCATGAAGCTTAGGAGCAAGAAACTGTTAGATGTAGATCAAGCGAGCGCAGAGTATTGCGCCAGCAGGATGGACTGTGAGAGCTGCCCAATCGACGAAGCAATGAAGAGCGACTGCAAGATCTATGATTGCGTTAAATGGTGTGAAGACCATCCCCACGAAGTCGCCAGTCTTATGGGCTACGAGGTGGTGGAGGATGATATGCCGGAGGTGGCAAAACATAAGGAAACCAACACCATAGAAGGTATGTGCTGCGACTGTGCTCACGGCGGCCCCGGCCCCTGCTGCTCCTGGGATGAGAACGAGGGCTGCCAGTACCGGAAAGAGGACGGAAGCTGCTGGGTGCCATACACAAAGGGGGATGCCAACCTGGACGAAGCCATCGAAAAGTACCTGAAAATCAAGGAGGAGGCCAACATGAAAGAGAAATGCCCTATTTGTGATTACGATATTGAGCACTGCCAATGCTGTTTCGGCGGGTCTGCTCATCCAGATAGGAGTAAGAGGGAAGCCGTGGTAAGAGACCATCTGTATCTTTTCTCTGATGAGCAAGTACAGCACATTATTGAGCTTGAAAGATATTGGAGAATAAGTTATTTGGATGAAGAAAAAGAGAAAATCCGGGAGGAATTGGAGCGGAAGTACAACCCAGTTCTGATGCCTGCGCCGGTGGAGGAGGCCAACATGGACAAGCCGTTGAAGGACTGGACGCTGGGAGAGGCAAAGGAGTATTGCGCAAGCCGAAACGGGAATTGTGCTGACGATTGCATCCTATCCCGAAAAGGGATTGGGATGGCATGTGAGGTTGTGTCAAAGCCTGTCTGGTGGACTTTAGCCGACAGGCCCCGCTGGACGGAGCAGGAGGTGGAGAAGGCAAAGGCTATCAGACTGCTGTACCCAGAGGCAGACAGCCTCAATGAATGTGACCCTTGCATTAAGGTGTTGAACAACAAATTTGTTATTGCAACGTTAGATACGGCGCTGTTCCCCTCCTTGCACGTCTGCGAAAATGTCAAGCTGGACGAGATAATCGACTCCATCCACGACGGGGAGGGCGGACAGCGTGAGTGAGTGGATCAGCGTCAAGGAGAGGTTGCCGGAGGAAAAGCAGAGAGTTATCGTGCGTTGTGAGCGCATTGGAACATCTGTAGGTTGGATTTTGTGGGGTGAATGGATGACGGATATTGGGCCCAGTGCGGGTAAAATCACCCACTGGATGCCACTCCCAGACCCGCCGAAGGAGGATATGGCATGAGGAGGAACGCATACGCGGCGAAGCTCATGGCTGCAAAGGGCGCTGTATCAGCACATCAAAAGAAAGAACTGGTACATAGATGACTGACCACGGTATATCAATCCTCGGCTGTGGCCTTGCACGAGGTGTACGGGTTCGGCCCGGACAGGATTGATAGATTCCGGGACGCTATGGAGGCCGTTATCCTGGAGTATGGAGACCTCCTTGACAGCGTAGATTCAGACTACGCCGACGGAAAACTGGAGCGGAGATACAAGGCCATTATGGGGAGGGATAGCCCTTGAACGAGTTCCCGGAGAGGCTGCGACGGTTAAGAGAAGAGAAAAGACCAGTCAAAAGCATGGTGACGGTTTCGGAGCTATGCGGGCTACCGAGTGGTGCGGTAAGAAAGTATGAGCGTGGGGAGGCGCGTCCTAATATGGCGGCCTTGATTGCGTTGGCTGACTACTATGAGGTAAGTTTGGACTACTTAACCGGACGAACAAATTTCAGGTAAAATTTTTTAAATTGTCCTTTTTTGGACAGCAAAGAAAGAATCTTACTTTAGAATGGGAGTGTGGGAGCGTATGCCCCTGCGCTCCCATTCTCTTTCCATCCCCTTTTCCTCCTTCATGCAGAGGGGGTGGCGGCGGTGCAGCCGCTGCCCCTACTGTGTGCAATATGCCGCAGGCTGAAAACCACCCCACTATTCGGGGCACGAGGGGTCGCGCCCCTCTGGCGGCGAATGACTGTGGATAGACACTATACCGGGTAGCCTAGAGCGTCTGACGGCCCCGGAGAAGGGACATGACGCCCGCCTGTCATGGAAGCGGAAGCGGTGGCAGCTATGACCTGCCCCGGTGTGCCGACACATAGAAAGCGGCTGCGCCCGGCGGAGCGTGTAGAGACGGAATCCGCCTTATATACGGCCATAAAGGAATGAGTAGAGCGGTGTATGCCGTTGCAGCAGTTCGAGTCTGCTGATGGCCTCCAGAGGCCGGGTCGCGCCCGGATGATCTGAGCGTAGCGCAATTCCTCAGAGAGAATGACAATGCCCGCTGAAAACTGCCGTGCGTACCATCCAGAGCTATAGGTTAGCTTTGGGCGCAGAAGGTGTGACAATTAAGTGGGAAGCGCACATACGCCGAGTGCTGTAGCAGAAGCGCCCGCGGCGGCCCGTTACGTCGCGGACGTGTGGCGGCTCAATACCGCCTCTCGGCTCCACAACTGAAACGGTGGTGAAAATATGCCAACCTATCGAAACGGCCGTATCTGCTTGAATAGAAACGAAGCAAGAGGATTTTACAAGCAGACTATCCACCCATCTGAGGATACCGCAAGGCTGAGAGACAAATACCTGGACGAAATTGATAAAACGTTAGAAATCAAGCCGACAAGGGATGGTGTAGTCCTGAGCCGGAAGTGACATGATATGCCGCCTCTCGGCTCCAGAAGAAGATATTTATGCTTAGAAGAATTTGCAATTACTTCCGCGGGTGCTGGTGCAAGCACGAATTTGAACTGCTGGCGCAAGTCACCGAGCATGATGTCTTAATGGGCACGAGCCACCACAATACTTACCGATGCAAGAAGTGTGGATATGTCCAACGAGTGAGACTTTGATATGCCGCTCCTCGCCGCATGAGGCGGGCGGTGGCACCATTGAGCAGGCAGTGAATAAGAGTAGGCATCAAGGAAGAACAGACCACTTGAGCCGAAGCCGCTGGCGTAGAGGTCTGGTGAGGCCAGCAATGCTCAAACAGGCCCGCGGAAAGCCTGACCAAACCCGCAGCATACCCCGCAAGGGGTATCTATGCCCCCAAAAAGCGCACGAGCTGGAGAGGGCAAAAAAGCCGCCCCAGGAGGGGCGGCAGGATTAGCTCAGAATTTCTTTCAGCAAATATGATTTTGTCAATACATATTCGGAAAATATTTGCCGCCCCGCAGTTGCAGGAGACGGGGGAGGCTATCAACCCACACGGGTGTATCGCTTAACAGGCTGTGACGGCTGGCCGTATCCGAGCCAGCGCTCGACAGTAGGCGGCGATGGTGTACTTTCTTTACGGGCCAATATATTAACCCCGTAGGGGGTATATATATGGCCCTAAAAGAAAGTGGGCGTTTTATGGGAAATCGTGAAAGGTGGGCGAAAGATAGCGATGGCGGAATACATACATGGCGTCAGTCAGAAGCGGCCAAAGAACAATGCAGAAGCAATGTGTTTTGACGAGTTAAGTCAAAAGGGCTGGGCCGTGACAAAGAGAGGATGGCCGGACTTCTTTTGCATCAACGAAAAAGGAGAAATTTGCCTAGTTGAAGTGAAGCCGAGACACGCTCACCCACTGAAACAAAACCAGGAAACAGTGATGAAACAGTTATCTAAATATGGGGTTAAATGCTTTAAATGGACTCCGGACGGGGGATTTGAAGTAGTCAAGTACGAAGAATAGGGGAAATTTGTAGACTCTACTTAGGCGAGAGGTGGTGACATGCCGAATGAACAGAATCTTATCCTGTTCGAGGAACGAACAGAGAGCGAACAGAGAGAAATCCGAGCTTCTGGCGGCCGTGCATCCGGCGCGTCACGGCGGCGAAAGCGCAGCCTGAGAGAAGCGGCAGACCTGTACCTCTCTCTCCCGGTGGCGGACAAGCGGGCATGGAACAAGCTGGCCCGTGACGGCGTAGAACCGGAGGATGTGGATAACCAGATGGCGGTCATTGCGGGCCTGACCCTAAAGGCGGCCAAGGGCGACGCGAAGGCGGCAAAGGTGCTGTTTGACTTGTTGGGAGAGCAGGGGGCGGCGGGCGCCGGCGGTATGCAGGACATGGACGACGATCCGATCACCGCGTCGCTGAAGGAGGAGATGGGAAATGGGCTTCTCTGAAAAGCAGAGGGAGATTCTGCGTTTCCCATACCAGTGCTATGATGCGCTCATCTGTGACGGCGCAGTGCGGTCGGGAAAGACCTCAGTCATGTCGTTGTCCTTCTTCCTGTGGGCAATGGGACGTTTCAACGGCTGCGCGTTTGCACTCTGTGGGAAGTCGGTAGGAGCGGTGGAGCGCAACATTGTGACGCCGCTTCTGGCGGTGCAGTATTTGCGGCAGAACTTCACCATTTCCTACAGCCGCTCCGGCCATGTAATTACGGCCCGGCGTGGGGTGCGGGAGAACCGCTTCTACCTGTTCGGCGGCAAGGACGAGAGCTCCTACACGCTGATTCAGGGTATCACCCTGGCGGGGGTTTTGCTGGACGAGGTGGCCCTGATGCCCCGCTCTTTTGTGGAACAGGCCATGGCCCGGTGCTCCGTGACAGGGGCAAAGCTATGGTTCAACTGCAACCCGGAGGGGCCGCAGCACTGGTTCCGGCAGGAGTGGATTCTAAAGGCGGAGGAGCACAAGGCCCTCCATCTGCACTTCACCATGGAGGACAACCCGGCGCTGGACGAGGCCACCCGGGCCAGATACCGGAGCATGTATGCCGGGGTGTTCTACCAGCGGTACATTCTGGGCCTGTGGGTCATGTCGGAGGGGCTTATCTACGACATGTTTGACCAGACAGAGAATGTCTACCGGACGCAGGAACGCCCGGTGGATCTGGAATGGGTTTCCCAGAGAACCGTGGCCTGTGACTACGGTACCGCCAACCCTACGGTGTTTCTGGACATCTATGACCACGATGGAGTGATCCGGGTGGACAGGGAGTACCGCTGGGACAGCCGGAAGGAGCGCCGGCAGAAGACCGACCAGGAGTATGCCGACGACCTTCTGGACTTTCTGGGCAGGGAATGGTGCGCGGTGATCGTAGATCCCTCGGCGGCCTCGTTTATCGAGGAACTGAGGCGGCGGGGGGTGTATGTCATCCCGGCGGAAAATGAGGTGCTGGATGGCATACGCAAGACCGGAAGCCTGTTTCACCGCAGAAAAATTCTGGTCAGTGAAGCCTGTGCCGGCCTGCTGGACGAACTGGGCACCTATTTGTGGGACGAGAAGGCGGGCCAGCGGGGGGATGAGAAGCCCCTGAAGGAGCGGGACCACGGGCCGGACGCCCTGCGCTATTACATCAATTCACTGCCGGACTGGAGGTTCGAGTAAGTGTCCAGACGCAATAAAAGCCGCCCCAGGGGCGCACAACCAAATACCGAGGCGGTGAGCGTACAAGACGCATTTTCCAACCCGCTGTTCCGGCTGGGCTATGGCTCCCAGTCGCCGCTGGAGGCCACAGAGTATCCGCTGACCCGGATGACGGACAACTACGCCCTGCTCAACTCCCTCTACCGGGACAACTGGGTAGTACAGAACGTGGTGGGCATCATCCCGGACGACATGACAAAGAAGTGGTTCGCTCCCGCCGGAGCGGTGGGGCCGGAGCACCTGAAGGAACTGGATCGCGTTCAGCGCGTGACGGCGCTCCGGGAGCGGGTCAACGAGGGACTGCGGTGGGGCAGGCTGTACGGAGGCGCCGCCGGACTTATCATGATCCGCGGACAGGAGGGGATGCTGGGCCAGCCGCTGGAGCTGGAGAGCATTTACCCCGGTACCTTCCAAGGGCTTTACATACTCGACCGCTGGCAGGGCGTGGTACCCGGTATGGAGCTGGTATTCGAGGGCGGAGAGCCGGTGCCCGCCTATTACTCCATCACCGACGCCAGGGGGAACACGGTGGCGAAGGTGCACCACTCAAGGCTGGTGCGGTTCACCGGACGCGACCTGCCCTTCCTGGAGCGGGTGGCGGAGCTGTACTGGGGAGAGTCCGAGGTGGAGGCCCTATACAATGATGTGGTTAAGCATGACAACGTGGCCGCCAACATGGCCGCGCTCACCTTCCGGGCCAACGTGGACACCATGGAGGTGCAGAACCTGGACCAGCTCTTTTCCGTTACGTCCGGGGAGCAGCAGAGGCGGTTCTGGAATGTGATGCAGGCCCAAAGCGTGATGAAGTCCAATTTCGGCATGCAGTTGGTCAACCGGGGTGACCAGATTAAGAATACCCAGTACACCTTCACCGGGCTCCAGGAGGTCTACGACTCCATGTGCCTCGACCTGTCCGGCGCGTCCCGGATTCCGGTGACCAAGCTGTTCGGACGCTCCCCGGCGGGGATGAACGCCACCGGGGAGAGCGACCTTCGGAACTACTATGACTACGTGGACACGCTGCGGGAGGCCAAGCTTCGGCCCATTCTGGAAAAGCTGCTGCCGGTCCTGGCCATGTCAGCCTGGGGGGCGGTACCCGACGGGCTGGACATCACTTTCCCGCCCCTGTGGACGCCCACGGCGAAGGAGGTGGCCGAGATCGCCAAGACCAAAAGCGAAGCCATCGTATCCGGCTATCAGGCGGGGCTGCTCAACGTGGACACGGCCCAGAAGGAGCTCAAGAAACTGGCGGACGAGACCGGGATGTTTGACAGTATTTCCGAAGAGGAGATCGCGGCCAACGCCGGGAAAACCTACCAGGACGTGACCGCCCTGCGCGACCCGCTGGCTGGGATGGGGTATGGAGGGCTGATAAATGCCGAGCCTGAGTCGAGCGCCGAATAAAAAGGAGCTGGAGAAGCTTATCTCCATTTATCTGAAAGCAGAGACCGCCATCATCAACGAGATCGGGCGGCTTCGCTCCCAGGGCCTGGTGGATTACCACGCTGTGGCCGCCCTGGAGCGGGTGCAGGCCATCCTCCGGCAGATGGAATCAGACTGCTGGGAATACGTCCCAAAGATGATTGAAAAGCAGTTCTATGTCCGGGTTCCGGAGGCCCGGAAGGCCCTGGAGGTGCCGGAGACGGCGGCCAAGCACGCCATGGGTTATTACAATGCGGGCGTCGGGGCAAGCCTTGATTTTGTGCAGATGGACATCGTCCGCAGGCTGACCGAGAATCTGATGGGGGAGATTACCGACGCCTCCATGACTGTGATGGCTACCCTGCAATCCGCCCTGTTTGGCCGCGTGGAGCCGGATGTATACCGCCGGGTAGGGCTGGAACAGGTGGCGGCGCAGCAGGCCGCAGGACGCGGCGTGAACGCCTCGGTGCCCGCCTTTGTGCAGGCGCTCCGGCGGGAGGGCGTCCGGGCCTTTACCGACAAGGCGGGGCGGGACTGGAGCCTGCATACCTACTGCACGATGGTCTCCCGAACCACCTCCCGGCAGGCGGAGGTGCTGGCGGTGCTCACCGCGGACCCGGAGCACGACCTATACATGATATCCAGCCACGGCACTACCTGCGCCCTGTGCGCACCCTATGAGGGCCGGGTGTACTCCCGCAGCGGCACAGACCCGGACTTCCCGCCCCTGGCGGCGGCGTTCGGGAAGGTAGACCCGGCAGGGCCGGACACACTGGCAAACACCTGGCTGAACATACACCCCAACTGCCTCCATGTGCTGCTGCCCTGGACGGCGGCGGGCCGGACAGATGAGGAGATCCAAAAAATAAAGGATTTCTCCAACCCCCGCAAGAACCCGTTCAGCCGAGACCCGCGGTCGGAGAGCCAGATTGCGGCTTACCGCAAAAAAGAGCGGGCCCGGGCCCAATGGCTGGCGGATTACCGCCAGTGGGAGCGCTACCGGGTGACGCTGGGGGACCGGGTGCCCGGGAGATTTGAGATCTTCCTGCATCAGAAGCGGGAGGACGGAGAGCGGTACCGTCTGTGGCGATTGGATTACCGCAGGAGGGCCGAGCTTTTAGAGCATCCAGAGCGGGCACTTCCCGGAGCAGACAAAGCCAGCGCCGCAGACGCCAAATTTACAGGGTATTTTTTTAACCCGGAAAGCAGAGACGGGTATCCAAAGGGGGGTGCATTTTCGTCCCGCTTAGGCTATAATAAAGACAACTGGGAAAAGATGCGGGAAGAAATTCTGGATGCAGCAACACGGTATCCCTCTGTACTCAAACGGGAGGATGTTCATGGAAGGCGTTATGAACAGTTGGTTGTCCTGTATGGACGTAAAGGAAGCCCTGCGAATGTACTGCTTGCCTGGAATGTCAGACCGGATGGAACAACCCACTTTGTAACAGCTCATATGGAGAAGGTATAAATGGCAAAATATCAGCAATATGAATCTGTTTTACTTAAGGATGGCCGGATCGCCACAATTGTGGAGGTCTATGAGCCGGGAGCCTATGATGCCGATATTGGGGATTCTCCCGAAGATTGGGCGACGGTTTATGGTATCACAGATGATGAGATTGAGCGGAAAGCGACCGAACAGGAGATGGATAGGAAGTACCGGGAATCCATGCGGCAGCTAAGGGAACAGGGAATTTTGGAGTGAAGGAAAATGACAGAGCAAGTGATACGGGCCATTGAGGCCGCGCTCAAGCGTGGACTGCGGGTGGAGTTGCTGCTGGACAAGGATGGAACCATCAAGGTGCAGACGGTATCCCGCAAGAAACTGAATATTGTTCCCACGCCCTGAATGGTGGGCGGGAAGAGCTGAATGGAGCTGACAGGAGAAATCCTGCCGGCTCCTTTTTTATTTGCAAAGTGAGGTGACGGCATGACCTATCTGGAACTGCTGCAAAGGGCACTGGCCGAGGAGATCGAGGCCACGCGGCTGTATCTGGCCTGTATGGCCCTGGCACCGCGGGAGGATCTGGGGGTGCTGCTGGAGATCAACAAGGACGAGACCGACCATGTGGCGCTGATTTCCTCCCTGATCTCCCGGCAGACCGGCCGGGACGCGGACTATGCCGCAATGGTGCCGGGGGTGGACTGATGGCGGTTGCGTACTATGGCTCCCATATCTCGGAGCATCTGGTCAAGACCCCGGAGGGATACCTGATCTGCTACGATGTGCCGATCAACCGGACCGGCACGCAGATGTATACGGCGGGAGAACTGGGGCTGGAAGGAGAACCGGAGCGGCCAGTGACCGTCTACCGCCTGGAGGAGGACGTGTTCTCTCCGGCGGCACTGGCCAGCCTGGAGGGAAAGGACATCACCAGGGGGCACCCGGCGGAGATGCTGGCTGCGGAGAACCAGGCTTCCTACTCCAAGGGGCACCTGGAGCATGTGCGCCGGGATGGGGATAACACCGTGGCCGACCTGATTATCAAGGACCCCGGACTGGCTTCCGACGTGGAAAGCGGCGTGCTGAGGGAGGTCTCCTGCGGCTATTATTGCAGGTTTGAACCATACCTGGACGGATACCGGCAGACAAACCTGGTGGGCAATCACGTGGCGGTTGTGCCGAGAGGCAGGGCGGGCCACAGTGTTGCAATAAAAGACCACGCCGCCGGAAAGGCGGAGAAAGGACTGAAACGAATGAAAAAAGAGACCAAAGAGGCGCTCTACCGGTTCTTCGGCCTGGCGGCAAATGACGCTGCACCGGAGGAGCTGGAGCAGTTGACCCGCGATGTGAGTATGGTCGCCACTGCGCTGGACGCCGAACCCGCCGCAAAGGCGCCGGAGGCGGAACCCGCTGGTGATGCAGCCCAGGCTTCTGACGAGATGGTGGAGCGCGCCCCCAAGGGCGACGACATCGGGAGCAAGCTGGACCGCATTCTGGAGATGCTGGAGGCGAAGGCCCGGGGAGGCCGGGGAGAGCGCCCCCTCCACGATGAAGAGGACCTGGACGACCTGATTGAGAAGCTGGCCGGAGAGGAGAAGGTGGCGAAGGAGAAGGCGGTCACTATCCCCGCCGAAGAAATGGCGGACCAGTTGATGGAGCCCGGTACACGGGATGCGGCTGTGGCCCTGCTCAAGAAGGTGCGCCCCGCTGTGGCGGCCATCCAGAACCGGGCCGAGCGCGCCCGCGTGGTGGATGCGCTGCTCTCCACCATCCAGGGTCCCGATGTGATGAGCGGGATTGTTCAGGCCGCCCGGGACAGCGCACAGAAGGCCGCCGACACGGCCAGGCGCACCAGCTATGAGACTGCCTGCGCCTCGGCGCAGGCCGCCTATGCAGCCCGTAATCCCCACAAGGCGGGGAAGGAGGGGGAATGATGCCCCTTCGTCCTCAGACCATTGGCCGGGATATGTCCCATGGCTTTTCCGGTAGCTATGCCAGACAGCCGGATATGATCGTCACCACCGCCCCTTTGGGCGGAGCGGAGGACATACCCTTCGGGATGCCCCTGGTACGGGGGCAGAAGGGCGAGGTGATCCCCATGGGGGCTGGAAACACTGGAAACCAGTTCATCGGCGTGGCCGGCCGGGAGGTCAAGTCCGCGTCCGAGTTTTACAGCCAGAATGAGGGGCGGTACGGCCCGGGAGAACCAGTCTCCGTATTCCAGCGAGGGTGCATCAACGTAAGGTGCCGGAAGGGCGCTCCGGCGGTGGATGGAACAGTCTATGTCCGGGTAACTGCCAGCGGAGGCTATCAGCCGGGCGACTTCGAGGCGGAGGCGGACGGGGAAAACACTGTGGCGCTGGTCAACGCCCAGTGGGGCGGCCCGGCGGACGGGAATGGCGTGGCCGAGCTGCGCATTGCCTATGTGGGGCCAGTGCCCGCAGCGCAGGGCACTGCAGGGCCTCAGGGCCCCAAAGGGGACCCCGGCCCACAGGGGGAACCGGGACCGCAAGGGGAAACTGGGCCGCAGGGGCCCGCAGGACCGGAAGGCCCCAAAGGGCCAAAGGGTGACCAGGGGCCGGCCGGGCCGTCGTATACACTGCCCGCTGCCGCCGCAGCCACCCTTGGAGGCGTGAAGCAGATGGCCGCCATTGCGGACCTGAGCGCAGCCCCCACGCAGCAGGATTTTAACAACCTATTGGCCGCGCTCCGCACTGCGGGGATGCTGGCTACATCGTAAGGAGTGAATATTATGGGACTCAACCCCCAGGTGATCGGCAAGGAAATGCCCCACGGGTTTGCGGGCTGTTACGCCCGGCAGCCTGACATGATTGTAAACACGCGCCCCGCCGGAGGCGGCGCGCCCATTCCCTTCGGCACGCCGCTGAAATACGACGGAGCAGAGGTAGTCCCCATGGGAGCAGCCGCAACCGCGGCCCAGTTTGTGGGCGTGGCTGGAGCTGAGATCAAGAGCGCGCTCACCTATCTGGACCAGAGTCAGGGCCAGTATGCCCCTGGCGAGCCGGTGAGCGTCTTCCAGCGCGGGGCCATCAATGTGAAGTGCCAGCGCGGCACTCCCGCTCTGGGCGGCGCGGTCTATGTCCGCATCACCGCTAACGGCAGCTTTTCCACCGCCGCTGTGGGAGGCTTTGAGGCAGAGGACGACAGCGGCAAGGTGGTGCAGCTCACCAATTGCCAGTGGGCAGGGCCCGCCGATGCCAACGGTGTCGCGGAGCTGCGTATCCTGACCATGAACAACGCCTGATAGGAGGGACATAGAATGAGCTTTCAGAATGTAGGAACCTACAATGCGGGGGTGTTTACCCCCAAGGCGGCCGGTCCCGCCCCCGTGGGCGGCGTGCCCGTCATGGACGCCGACGGCATCGCCTCTGGGGGCGCCTTTCTAGTGAGTGAGCTGGAGAAGCGCGACCCCCTGATCCGCAAGCCACTGACCAGCTTTACCTATCCCAGGGACATCGTGATCCAGACCGGCGGCGGCTGGGTGGACTACGTGTCCGCCATGAGCGTGGCCTATGGTATCACCGGCGGCGCGGTCAACAGCCCCGTGACGGCCGGCGGCGCCAACGGCATCCCCGTGGTGCAGGCCAGTGTGGACAAGGGGGTATACAAGGCCCACGTGTTCGCCGCCGCCCTGCGGGTGATGTTCCAGGATATGCAGCGGGCCAACTACATCGGCCGCAGCCTGGACAACCTGCTCCAGGGCGGCGTGAGAATGGCCTACGACAAGCACATGGACGCCAATGGTTATGTGGGTATCGGGGACTACGGGACCACCGGCTTGGTCAACAACCCAGACGCCACCGAGACCACCGCCGTCAACGGCGCAAAGGGCACCGCCGCCTGGACCACCAAGACCCCCCAGGAAATCCTCAAGGACGTGAACGACGCCATTACCTCTGTGTGGGCCGCAAACGAGTACGACGAGACTGCTGTGCCCAACCACATCCTCATTCCCTATGAGCAGTACAACTACATCCTCACCACTATGGTTACCGACCTGGCCACCGAGACCATCTATGACTTCCTGCTGAAGAACAACGCGGCGGCCAAGAACGGCGGCTCCCTCTTCATCGGGGCCACCCGGTGGTGCAAGGGCGCGGGTACCGGGGACAAGGACCGGATGGTGGTCTATGTGAACCACGAGCGCTTCGTCAAGATGGACGAGCTGGTGCCCATGAGCCGCATTATGTCCGCCCCTAACGTGGCCAATGTGTGCTACGACACCGCCTACATGGCCAACCTCTCCGAGGTGCAGATCTTCTACCCCACCTCTATCCTGTACGTGGACGGCATCTGAGGAGGGCGCGCATGTTTGTACTGAGCAAACGGAACATTGTCATTCCCGCCCCGGACGGCTCCGCTGCCGTCCGGCTGCGGGCTGGCATGATGGAGACTGTGCCCGGCTGGGCGGCTGAGACGGACTATTTCCGGGCCCTTGTCAGAGATGGAAAAGTTGTGCCCTCCGGCACTTCCGACAGGGAGGGACAGAAAGCGGCGGAGAAAAAGGTAAAGACCCGACGGGGCGCGGAGACCACCGAGGAATAGGAGGCGGGAGCCATGTTCTACTGGGGCCAGCCGCAATTTTACGGGGTGCGGGCCGCGGCGGCCAACCTTGGCAACAGCGCGGGGAATTACACGGCAGAGCAATTCCAGGAGGATTTCCCGCAGTTCTTTACCGGGTTGGGGGAGAGCTTGCTGCCCAGGACCATGCTGGATGAGTTCATCCGGCAGGCCAATGCTGCCATCCAGCCGGACAAGTGGCTGGACGGCTGGCGGTACGCCGCAGGGCTGTATACGGCCCACTATGCCACGCTCTACCTGAAAACCTACGCGCCCTCCAGCGAGACGCCCGGGCAGGCCGCGGCCACCGGGGCGCTGGTGGGGGTGGTGGCCTCGGCCAAGCTGGGGCAGGACAGTGTCACTTATGACACAGACGCCCTCACGAAAGCGACGGAGGACTGGGGCGACCTGAACGCCACCCAATACGGGCAGCTTCTGGCCACAAAGGCCCGGCTGGTGGGCATGGGAGGGAGTTATGTCTTATGAATTTCCGTGACTGGTACACCGATACCGTGGACATCTGGCGGGTAGTTCCGGTACAGGATGGGAGCTTGACACGCCACGAGCGGAGAGAGCTGTACCGGAATATCCCTTGCCGCCTCTATCAGGTGGGAGCGCCGGAGATCCGCATGAGCCAGGCCGCGGCATCAGCAGACCAAAAGGACTGGCTCCAGTGTGACAACGAAGTGGACATCCAGGCGGGTGACGAGCTCATTATTCACCGGGGGGCGGTCCTCGGCAAGAGCATCCCGGACATACGCGCCTTTGCCTCCGGCCCCAACCACTTTTTTGAGCCCTTCGGGGCTATCATGCCGGGACTGGCCCACCAGGAAATCCGTCTGCTCCAGCAGGAGCGGGTGAAAGGCGGTGTGGAAGATGAACCTGGAGGAGCGCATAAGGCAGCTCAGACAGGCTAAGACGCAAATTCCGGGTATTCTGGCGCGGGCCGGAATGAATGCTGCCCTACGGGCCGTGGAAAAGGCAGTGGAGGAGACGCCGCCCACCGTCAACAGTCTGCGCGGAACCAACACCCGCACCGGAGAGATGAAGCAGCACTGGGTGACCGACAGCCGTCCCAGACCGGTACGGCAGGGGGACAGCTATGTGTCGGAGCTCAACAACGACAAGCAGTACGCCTCCTTTGTCAACGACGGGCACCGGATGGACCGCCACTTTGTGCCTGGGCTGGTCATCAATCCGGGCTCCGGGCTGCTGGAATTTAACCCAGACGGAACGGGCGGTATCGTGGTAGGTACCCGGACGGCCTATGTCCCCGGCCTGTTCATGGTAGACAAGGCGGTAGAGGAGTACCGCCGGGTACTGCGGGAGGAGTTGAAGGGATTGGAGGAGCTGATGGAATGAACCTGACTGTAACCACCATCGCCAAATCCCTGGCGGACTACCTGGCCCCCTGCTTCCCAAGTGTGGCCTTCTACGAAGACCCCAACCAGCAGGGCAGCCGTACCCCTTGCATGTTCCTCCAGACCCGCTACAACTACCTGACCCTGGAAACGGGCGGGTTCTGGCGGCGGAGGATGGGGCTTGACCTCACCTATCTGGAGGACTACAACCGCCCGGATTTGCAGCAGAGGTACCAGCGGGCAGGGGAGACCCTGGATCTGCTGATGGAGACCTTCCCCTACTCCGACGGGGAGACGGCGGGAACCATCCTGCTGCGGGCCCATGAACGGGAATGGCGCGTAGATCTGGACGCCCTGCACTATCGCTTCGAGCTTCTGGAGCGGGTGAGCATCCCGGAGGAGTATGTCAAGATGCAGACGATGGACTACGACGAGGAGGTCAAAAATTGAGCGCCAAAAAATTCAAGCGCGAGGTTCTTTTGAGGGCCCCCCGCTTTGCCAAGTACCAGCAGGACTTCCTCGGGGCAGTCCTGCGCAAGAGTGAGTACACCATCGCCGAGGCCGAGAGGGCGGTCAAGGCATTCTTCAAAGACAAGGAGCGTGATTGACATGGCAGGAGGCACCTGGACGAACCAGAACAAGATTCGGCCCGGCGTATACATCCGGTTTACCTCGGACCGGGGGCTGGGGCTCACGGTCAGCGACCGGGGCGTGGTAGCCATCGCGGAGGCCATGAGCTGGGGCCCGGTGGAGACGGTGCAGGAGATCGAGGCCGGGGCCAATATGACCCCCTACACCGGGTATGACATCACCAATCCCAAGAACCGGTTCCTCAACGAGATCTTCAAGGGCACCAACCGGACGGCGGCCCCCAATAAGCTGCTGCTCTACCGCCTGGGGGCCACCGGGCAGAAGCAGGCAAGCGCAGAGGTTTCGCCCCTGACGGCCACCGCAAAGTATCCCGGGGTTCGGGGCAACGATATCTCCATCGTCATTACCGAGCTGACTGACCCGGAGGATGCTTTCGCCGTGTCCACGGTGGTGGGCGGGGAGATTGTGGACCAGCAGACCGCAAAGACGGTGGAGGAGCTATCCGCCAACGACTGGGTGGCCTGGAGTGGTACCGGAGCCCTGACCGCCACGGTGGGAAAGGCGCTCTCCGGCGGCGCCGATGGTTCTCCCGCATCCGCCGATTACACCGACTTCCTGGCAGCCATCGAACCCTACAAATTCGACGTACTCATTTACGACGGCGCCGACACCACCGTGCAGGACGCGATGGTGGCCTTTGTGAAGCGCCTGGTGGCGGAGGAGGGGGCTTATACCCAACTGGTGGCCGCGGGGCTCACCAACCCGGACGACCGCTTTGTGGTCAACATCATGAGCGGCGTTGTGCTCAGCGACGGCACCGCGCTCACCCCCCAGCAGGTGACCTGGTGGGCCGGCGGGGCCCTGGCTGGGGCCCAGTATAACGAGTCCCTGACCTACGCCGCCTATCCCAACGCGGTGGACGTGTCCCCCAAGCTGACCAACTCCGGGTACATCGACGCCCTGACTGCCGGCCAGTTCGTCCTCTTTGCCGACGACGGGGTGGTGAAGGTGGAGCAGGATATCAACTCTCTGGTGACCTATACCACCGATATCACCGAACCCTACCACAAGAACCGGGTGATCCGGCTGCTGAACACCGTCGCCAACGACATCTATCAGCAGTTCTCTGACGGCTACATCGGCGTGGTCAACAACAACGAGCAGGGCCGCATGATGTTCAAGAGCGCCATCGTGGGGTATCTGCTGGACATCCAGGCCAATAACGGCATTCAGAACTTTGAGGCCGAGGACGTGACCGTAGAGCCCGGCGAGGCCATTGACGCCATTGTGGTCAACCTGGCGATCCAGCCGGTGGACAGCGTGGAGAAGATCTACGTCACCATCACCGTGAATTGAGGGAGGTGCGAATATGGCTTATCTGCTGGCAAAAGACACCGTCACCGGCGCGGAGGGCTCCGTGGTGGTTACCAAAGAGGGCCGGAACTATGTGGTGGCCGGTATGCGGAACATCACCACCAATGCGGAAATCCAGAGCAGCGATATGCGGGTCATTGGCACCCGCACCATCCAGGACAAGCCCAACGGGGCCAAGCTGACGGGTACCGGCAACATCTACTACGGCACCAACCTGTGGACGGACATGGTGCTCCAGTACATCCAGACGGGCGTTATGCCGGAGTTTGATATTCAGATTACCAACTCCGATTCCGCTTCGGCGACACTGGGCTCCCAGGTTATGGCCTATTACGGATGCCACCTGACCGGCACCGTGCCCCTCTCCGTTCTGAACAGTGAGGAGACCATGCTGAACTATGATTTCAACTTCGCCTACACCCGCGTGGCACGGCTCCAGGCGTTCAACGATCCGGCCCAACTGGGTAATTAAGGAGGAACCGATATGAGTAAGCTTTCCGCATTTCTGCATCCCGTCACTACCTCGGAGGAGAAGGAGGTTGTCATCTCCAACCGCTTTCAGGACGAAAGTGGCAAGCCCGTGCCCTTCAAGATCCGGGCGCTGACCCAGGAGGAGAACGACGCCATCACCCGGCAGGCCACCCGCCGCCGGAAGGAGGGCGGACAGACAATCGAGCAGTTGGACAGTGTGGATTTCACCCGCCGCATGGTGGTGGCCGCCACGGTGGAACCCGACTTTTCCGGCAAGGAGCTGTGCGACGGGTGCGGCGTCCTGGACCCGCTGCTGGTGCCCGGTAAATTGCTGCTGTCCGGCGAGTATGCCCGGCTGGTCAAGGAGATTACGAAGCTGTCCGGCTTTGCGGAGCAGGAGGATGAGGTAAAAAACTGATGGACGGGGCCGGCTGGGACACGGAGATGCTGGTGGCATATTACTGCTTCGTGAACCTCGGCTGGGCCCCGTCCCGGTATGACGCCCTCCCGTCCAGGGAGAAACGGCTGGTGACCGAGTTCGCCCTGAAAAGCATGAGAGACCAGAAGGAAGCCCAAGACCGGGCGAATCGGAGGTGAGAGCATGGCCGCAATTCGAGAAACCCTGATTCTGGAGGATAAATTCACGTCCACCATGACCCAGTGCTTACAGGTAGCGCAGAGGATGGCAAACATGCTGGACGATGTGCGGGCTTCCACGATGAATGTGGAAACCGCCGCTGCGGCCACAGCTGTACAGATGCAAGAACTTGCGGGGAAGATGACGCAGACCAACAGCCGGGGGACATCCCTGCTTGGTACGATCCGCAACCTCGCAGGCACCTTCTTGGGTATGCAGTCCGTCCGCTGGCTGGTAAACACCTCCGACCAGCTCACCAGCATCAACGCCCGGTTGCGGCTCATGACCGGCAGCGCCGAGGCGGCGGCCGCAGCCCAGGAAGAGATTTATCAGGCGGCCATGCGCAGCCGTGGAGCCTACGCCGATATGGCGGACTTTGTTTCCCAGCTCGGCACGGTAGCCGGGAACGCATTTACAGGAACGGACGAGCTGGTGGCTTTCGCCGAGCAGATTCAAAAGCAGATGGCTATCTCCGGGGCCTCCGGTGCGTCTGCCCAGGCCGCGCTGGTGCAGCTTACCCAGGGCCTGGCCTCCGGCACCCTGCGGGGCGAGGAGCTCAATTCGGTGCTGGAGCAGACCCCCATGATTGCCCAGACCATCGCGGAGTATATGGGCGTCACCATTGGGGAGATGCGGGAGCTGGCCAGCGAGGGAAAGGTCACCGCGGAGGTGGTCAAGAACGCCATGCTTGGGGCGGCGGAGGAGACCAACGCCCAGTTTGAGCAGATGCCCATGACCTGGGCGCAGGTGTGGACGATGTTCCAGAACGTCGCCATTCAGGCCCTTGACCCGGTGCTGGATGCAATCTCCTGGCTGGCAAATAATATCGACCTAGTGGGCCCCATTGTCCTGGGCCTGGGTGCAGCGTTCGGCGTGTTCCTTCTGGCAGCCAACTGGACCAACATTTGCACGGCGGCGACTACGGTCTTGACAACCGCACAGAAGATGCTTAGGGAGGTCATGGCGACCACCTGGGGGCTGCCGCTTATCATCATTGCGCTGGTGATCGGGGCCATTTACGCAGTGACGGCGGCGGTGAATCACTTCGCCGGGACCAGTGTGTCGGCCACTGGAATTATTGCCGGAGCAGTGCTCACAGTAGCCGCGATTATTGGAAATACAGTCATCGGATTGCTCAATGGAATCATTCAGGCTGTATGGTCTATCTTTGTGACGCCTTTTCTTGGAATCATCGAATGGGTCCTGAATGTTACGAACGGCGGGTTTGATTCGTTCGGCGGGGCAGTCGCCAATTTAATCGGAAATATTATCTCCTGGTTTCTAGATTTGGGCAAAGTTGTGACGAAGATTATTGACGCCATCTTCGGAACAAATTGGACCGCCGGCCTCACTTCGCTGCAAGACTCCGTCCTCAAGTGGGGCAAAAACGAAAACGCTATTACATTGGACAGGAATGCACCGACGATTGATTACCGGTTCAACTATGGAGATGCCTGGAACACGGGCTATAACTGGGGAGCCAATCTGTTCAGCGGAAATGGGAACGACGCCGTTGGCGCGGCTCTTTCCGGCGTGCCCTACGACGAGCTCTCCGGCCAGTTGGGCGATATCGCCGGGAGCGTAGGGAGCATCGAGAAGTCGGTCAAGATGAGCGACGAGGACATCAAATCCCTGGTGGACGTGGCGGAGCGGCGGTACGTGAACAACGTCAACCTGACGGCGCAGACTCCGGTGATCACGGTCAATGGGGCCAACACCGGGCGGACCGCCGCCGACCGCCAGAGCCTCGCCAATGCCATCCGGGACATTCTGATCGAGCAGACCGCCTCCGGCTCCACGCGCAGCACGGCGCGGCCCGCAAGCGGATAAGAAAAGAGGAGGCCGGTATGTCCGTCAATAACTTCGGATTGTTTTTCACGCGGGACGGTACGGTCATCCGCCTGCCGGTGAACCCGGAAAAGCTGCCCGTGGCCCGGGACAACGACAACAGCGAATACAACGTGCTGGGCATCGGCCCCATCATGATCCCCCGCATACCCAAGCTGCGGGAGGTGACCATTTCCTCCTTTTTCCCCGGGCGGGAGTTCTCTGGAATCAATCAATGGGGCACCTTCCACCCGCCTGAATATTACATCCAGTTCTTTGAGAGCGCCATGAACGACAAGGCGCCCATCATCTACACCCCCGTGCGGTACTATGAGAACGGGGAGCCATTCATGACTGGCGACACCGGCTTTGAAGTGCTGGTCACCCAGTTCAACACCGAGGAGCGCGGAGGGGAGACCGGCGATTTTTACTACGATCTGACTCTGACCGAGTATCGGGATTATACCCCGCAGTCTCTTTCTGCACAGAGCGGCCGGCAGCCCGCGGGGATGCCGGTGGAAGTCACAGCGGAACCCTCCCGCACAATCCCGCAAGGACAGCTTTATGCCGGTGCGGCGTGCATTGCTAACGGCTCCTATTTTTACACCAGCTACGGGGATGAGCCCCACGGCACGGCCTCCGGACGGAGGGTATTGGTGTCACGGATTGTAGACGCCACCCGCCCCGCCAGCGTCCACATCAAAGACGAAGCCGGGAATCCCCTGGGCTGGATAGACAAAAACGCCCTCCAGGTGGTGAACGATACGTGAAGACAGAGCTGATTATTGCCAACAAGTCCGGCGGGAAGATGTGGGAGATATCCAACTCCGTGCCGGAGGTTACCTGGAGCACGGAACGCACCGGTTCGCCGGGCACACTGAAATTCAATGTACTGAAAGCCGGGGATCTGAGCTTCGCCGAGGGCGATATCGTCCGGTTCTCGGTGGACGGCCAGCTCCAGTTCTACGGCTGGGTATTCACCAAGAGCAAGGACCGCTGGGGGGAGATTCAGGTCACATGCTACGACCGCATCCGCTATCTGAAGGCCAACGCATCCTATAACTTTGAGGCGCAGACCGCCGGGGATATGCTCCGGCAGATCGCCGCCGACCTCCAGATTGACGTGGGGCAGGTAGCGGATACGGGGTACGCTATCCCGGACTTCTATAAGGAGGACGAGAGCTGCCTGGATATCCTGGGGGAAGCCATCCAACAGACCCTGCTCAACACCGGGAACATCTATGTACTGTTCGATGATGGAAACGGACTGGCCCTCCGGCAGCCCCGGGATATGGTCTCCAACGTGGTCATCGGCGACATGTCCCTGCTGACCGACTACACCTACAAGACCGACATCGACGAGCAGACCTACAACCACGTCAAACTGGCCCGGCCCAACGAGGAGACCGGCAGGGCGGATGTGTTCGTAGCGGAGGACAGCGCCACAATTGGACAGTGGGGCATGCTCCAGCTCTACCAGACGGTGGATGGCACCATGAATGACGCGCAGGTACAGGCCCAGGCCCGGGCCACCTTGTCGTGCTATAACCGCCGGATGCGGACGCTGAAGGTATCCTCCCTGGGGGTGCCCGGCCTGCGGGCGGGACAGATGGTGCTCATGAAGGTGCAGGGTCTTGGGGATATCAATCTCGACCAATACGTCCTTTTGGAGAAGGTGACCCACACCTGGGCAAATGACGACCACACAATGGAGTTTGAGACCCTGGGGCTGGAACATGTGTAAGAGGTGAGTGCGTGGATCTGAAAGATGTTCTGTACCAGATGATGCAGGAGAACACCGCCGCCGGGCAGCCAACAGACCTGCGGGTGGGCACGGTGACCAGAGAAGAACCGCTGGAGATTACCATTAACCCTGCCACATCTCCCCTGAGACGGAGGCAGCTCTGCCTCACTGAGCCGGTGATTGAGAAGAAAATCCCGGTGCTGGCCCACAGGCACCGGATTCAGACCCTCTCCCACACCCATGCCAACTCGGCGGGCACCACCACCACGGGACTGGACGGCTCCTACCTGGGGGAATACGCTCTGGTTTCTGAGGGGGCGGACGCCGCCCTACAGGGGGAGGACATTGTGTGCTGGGAGGACGGGAAGAAGCTGCCTGTCAAGGACGGTTTTATTATCCTGAACCGCAGGCTGGAGGAGGGGGACAGAGTGCTCCTGCTGCGGGTACAGCACGGGCAGAAGTTCATCGTCCTGTCCCGGATTTTTGAGGAGGAAGCCTGATGCCGACTTTGCCTACATCCACTATCGACCTGTCCGCCGGGGTGTCCTTCGTCTCCCAGCCATCCAGGACGTGGTATATCAACAAGGAAACCAACCGCATCCAGGGGGAATGTGACGGCTGGTATTCTGTCCGGCAGGCTGTGGAGGTCATTCTCAATGTGGAGCGGTTCCGCTGGCAGATTTATTCCCCCTACTCCGGGATGCAGTGGGATGGGCTCATCGGGCAGGACCCGGGGTATGTGGCCTCGGAACTTCAGCGGCGTATCACCGATGCGCTGAAAATGGACGACCGGGTGCGGGGGATCTCCGGCTTTACGTATGCCGTAGAAGGGGATATGTTGAGGGCCTCCCTCACCGTGAACACAGTATATGGAGAGATGCAGACCAGTGTGGAGGTGGATATCACTTGATTGACTTTACTCAAGAGACCTATGCCAGCCTCCGTCAGGAGATGCTGGACCGGGTGCCCGATACTTATGACAAGCGGGACACGGCCCCCATCCCCACGGCCATCTCCCCGGCGGCCTACACCCTGGCGGGGTTCTACCTCACTCTGGACCGGGTGCAGCGGGCGGCCTTCGTGCAGACGGCTGTGGGGGATTCCCTGAATATGCTGGCTGTGATTGGCGGCCTGACCCGATATCCGGCCTCCGCCGCGGTACGCCTGGGCGTGTTCAATACCTCTGTGCCCATTGGAGCCCGGTTCTCCACCATCAACGGAGCGGGCTCAATCAACTTTACCGTAACGGCGGCAACCGATACGGGGAACCAGTACCAGCTGGCCGCGGAGACCCCCGGCGCCATCGGAAACGAGTACACCGGGCCCATCCTGCCGATTACCGCCATTCCGGGGCTGACCAGTGCACAGATTACGGATATCCTGGTGCCTGGTGACGACACGGAGACCGACAGCGCATTTCGGGAACGGCTGATTGAGGCGCTCAATAACCGTCCCTTTGGCGGCAATATTGCCGACTACCGCCAGAACATCCTCGCCATTGACGGCGTGGGCGGGGTGCAGGTATACCCCACCTGGAACGGCGGTGGCACTGTGAAGCTGTCCGTGCTGGGGGCGGATTTCCTGCCTGCCTCATCCACACTGGTGGAGAAGGTGCAGAATGCCATCGACCCGCCCCCCGACCAGGGGCTGGGGCTGGGCTTGGCCCCTATCGGGGCAAAGGTGACGGCGGTGGCCCCGAAAGAGTTGGCGGTGAATGTCTCTGCCACCCTCCTGCTGGCCGCCGGACATGCCATCGGACAGGTGCAGGAACCGGTGGAGCAGGCCATTGAGACATATCTGCGCAGCGTGCGGCAGGGGTGGGACACCAACGTGTCCGCCAACAACGTGTCCTACGCTGCCGATGTGTACGTGGCCAGGGTTACCGCCGCTATCGTGGGGGTGGCCGGCGTGGTCAACGCCACCAACGTGCAGCTCAACGGCGGTACGGCAGATCTCCTCCTGACGGAGACGGGCGAAACCCAGCAGGTGCCCGTAATAGGGACGGTGAAGCTGAATGAATCCAATTGAGCTGGATACCAGCCTGCTGTCCCTGCTGCCCCCGTGGTACCGGGAGGTGCTGGACTATCAGCAGATCTGCTTGACCGAACAGCAGCAGTTTGAGGCCCTGGCGGAGGAAATCGTGGGTGTGGCTGACAATTTCTTTTTCCAGACGATGGACGAGAGGGCGGTTGGCATGTGGGAGCAGGTATTCCGAATTGTACCAAACCCACAGGTGGAAAGCCTGGCATTCCGAAGGACCCGCGTGCTCAACCGCATTTCTACCCGTCCGCCCTATACCCTGGGATTCCTCTATCAAAAGCTGGACGAGCTGATTGGGCCGGGTGAATGGAAGGTCACGGTAGACTACCCAAACTACACACTTTATATCGAAAGCGCGGCCCAAAACCAGAACTACGCCACTGAGCTGGCTTTCACCATCAACCGTATCAAACCGGCGCATATCGTGTGGGTCAACGCCCCGTTTGTGCGGACGGGGCTGCTGCTCTCCGAGACAATTTCGTCCGCGCAGAGAATTTATAACTACAAGCTGGGGGCGTGGGAGCTGGGGCGGCTGCCCTTCGCAACCGACGGCCCAGAGGGAGTGATTAAGATGCCTGAGACGCCATCCATCCAGCAGGCCCTCTTGGCCGGTGTGGCCAACTTCGTCAGCGGCGATGTGGCCTCCGCCCGGGTCAACGGAACAGTTGCGATTACCGGACTGACCAAGACCGTGGAGGGGTCGGAGCTGACCGTCACCTATACCATCATGCCGTCCCAGGCCACAGAGATCACCGCCCTGGAACTGCTGGATGCAGAGGGGAATATCCTCACGTCCTCTACCGTGTATATCCCTGTTACCACGAATGTGGTCTTGAAGCACATTATCCCTGTAGCGGAAGGAGTGGTAAGCAATGGCTGAAAATCCGATCAAAACTCCGCTTCCGGCGGACTTGCCGGAGGACTGGACCGGCGGACAGACCGTGGCCCCCACCGGGGCAGAGGTGGGCCTGAGCGAGCAGCACGGCTACAACTACCTCATGGAGCAGGTCAACGCCGCGCAGACGGCCGCTAAAGAGATCGGAGAGGCATTTTCGGGACTGGCGACGCTGGGGCCCGATGGCAAGGTGCCCGCCGGGCAGCTCCCTGACATAGGTGGATTCTATGAGGTGGAGGAGGCGGTGCCTCCGGCCTCCCGGAAGGCAAATACGCTCTATGGCCTGATTCTGGCGGATTATACGGGAGGTGGGCACTAACATGCTTTATGTCTGGAATAAGTATTATATAAAGCACGTAGCGAAGGAAACTGTAACTAGTGACAAGTGGTATATAAGTTTTCCGGTTATACTTTGTTCTGGTTATACACTTGACAATCAAGGTAAATTTTATCCAACTACCACTTTGTCCACACTTGAGGATTCAAGGTACTTGGATCGCATGCCATCAAGCCGAGACGAATATCTCATCGACCATGGTAAATATATCATGTATAACGCGGGCGACGATGGTAGATGGATGGTTACCGATGATTCAAAACTTTATCATAGTGAAGGCTCATTTAGAAGGTACGTCGCAGAGAAAACATACGGGGAGTTAATCCAAACTGTAACCAGCAGAAACGAGGCGGAATATCCTAAAAACGGAGTAAAGGATGGATATTATTATATCTATCAATCCGCAAAACCTGAGATTAGCAGTATAGATGTGCCAGATGCGGCTATGGTCGGTCAGACAATTGATATTACTTGGGAGTCCGCAGACAGCGCAGAAAACTACAAACTGGAGCGCAGGGTGGATTCCGGAGGCTGGACGCAGGTTTACGCGGGAGTCGCCCTGGTCTATAACGACAGAGCGCAGGCTGAGTGGACAAGTGTGCAGTACCGCGTGTCCGCAAGCATTTCTGGCGTATATGGCGATCCCATATTATCCAAGACCGTGAACATTGTCCCTTCGGATGCATTAAGAATATACATGACAGAAGGCAATATTGGGGAAATCCATGGGGCGATAACGTATACAGCGTTGGCCTTAGACTTGAATAGGCCCATTCAAGTAACAGAGGTTTTTGAAAATACCGACAGCGATTACCAGAGAGAACTGACCTTGAAGTCTGGCGATAGTGTGACTATCCCGGTATCCAGGTTTCCGAGCGCGGCAGGAGGGCAATTCACTGTAAAGGCCGAGCAGGAAATCATGGATAACTCTTGGATAAGTGAAAACAGACAGTTATCCTACACCAAAACGCCTACCTCAATGCCAGACAGCCCGTACCGGGTAGAGCGGCTACAGGGCAAGGAGTGCGATGTCATGCCGCAGACCTTGGCTGAAGCGGTATTTATGCCGGATGGGAAAAGCGTAGCGGAAACAATTGGTTCCCCCAAAAGCGTGGTAGGTAAACGCACAGGGACATCCCCCGGAGATGGATCATTGGCCACGGTAACCATAAGTCTTCCATTTCGGCCTAAATGTCTAATCTATACGCAAGGAGATACCATGCCAAGCCTAGAGGGTAACGGTTATGGATTTGTATGGATAGATGGTATGAGCAACCCTATTAAATTGCTTAACGTGGATGTAACGATCACCGTGACTGATTTGAGCTGGAGTATGCAATACAAAAGTCAATTGAATCCAACAATATTTGACAACCCAGGTAGGATTTATACATATATTGCATTTGGATAAGGAGCTTGGCATGACAATTATCGAAATCGCAGCCCACCGAGACGGTAGGCATGACCTCCAGAGCCAGAGCTATCGGTGGGGCTGCTGGCTCCCCGGCTACATAGAGGTGCCCGCCCACCTCCATGACGCGGTGTGGGCGACCTATGGCTGGTGTGACCTCCAGATTGAGGAGGGCAGGCTGGTGGGTGTCACGCCCACTGAGCGGCCTCCAGAGCCGGAGCCGGAGCCCCAGCCGCCCTCTGAGGAGGACGTCACCCTGGACATGCTGGCCGACCATGAGGAGCGGCTGTGCATGCTGGAACTCACCACCACCGCCACCGTTGCCACATGAGAAAGGAGATAGCATGACAACCGTATATAACCTCTGCAAGCTGCTCATCCAGAAGAACCGAACCGATGGCCTCCAGGAGAAGATGGATGTCTACCTGGCCGCCGACCGGCTCACCCCGGAGGAGTACCAGGAGCTGGCCGGGCTGCTTGCCCCAGAACAGTAATCAACAGCGGGATCGCTGGATAAAAGAAAGGAAGTCTATTATGAAAAACATCAACTGGAACGAACTCACCCCCGCCTGCTACGCGATCGCCAACGCCAACGATGTAGATGTGGGTGTAGGCGGCAGCATGGTACATAACAACATCCGCCACGGCAGGGCGGTGGACATCGGCGCGGAAAATCTGCCTGTGGCTTTCCGGCCTGACTGGGATGCCCTGGGCGCTGATGCAGATCTGGCCGAGGAGAATGACGCGTTTAACGTCTGGGTCAGAAAGCGTCAGGCTAACGTTAAGGCCCTGGCCGCCCTGTGGAACGCAAAGGACTATCAGGGCATGGTTGAGCTGATGGAGAACGCCGCCGACCCCGGCCCCATCAACGGCGAGAAGTCCGAAGACCATGAGTAAGTACATAGCGGTCATCACCAGGGCGGACATCACCCGCACCGCCCTGGTGGAGGCCAGGGGGCGGTCTATGGAGCAGGTCAAGGCCGCCTGCGGGTGCCAGTACATCATCAATAGCTGGTTTTACGACACGACCACGGGCCGCCCAGTGGGCAATCTCAAGATCGACGGCACGGTCAAGGCCACGGCCGGCTGGAATTGCTGGGGGCTGACCTGGGACAAGGGGGCAGATATCCGCCTGGACATCGTACCCGACAACGGCGGGGCTTCCTACCTCAGCGGCGTGGAGCTGCTGACGCCCACCAGGGGGCCGGGTAAGGCCCTCAGCTACTCCCCGGAGTACGGGGGCACACGGGGGCGCTCCGCTGTCCTGCTGGCCGGGGCGCGGGTGATCCTGTACTGCTCCGGCGACGGCACGGCGGACGCCAAGACACCGGAAGGGCTGCGGGACGAGCTGGTGAGCATCGGCTGCCGGTACGACCAGGCGGCCAACCTGCGGGCACTGGGTCTGGACAGCGGCGGCTCCAGCCAGTGCGATTTTGGGGACGGCCAGCGTATCTACAGCGCCCGCCGGGTGGCCGGGTATCTGTGCGTATGGACAAGACAGGGCGGCCAGGAGCCGCCGGACAAGGAGGACAAGCCTATGAGCAAGTACACCGTGACGCCCAGCATCGGCGTCAACATCCGCAGCGGCCCCGGCACCGGCTACGGCAAGGTGGGGGCGTACCCCATGGGCACGGTGGTGGACGTGCTGGAGGAGCGGGACGGCTGGGGCAGGACGAATAAGGGCTGGGTGTCCCTGGCCTATCTGGAGGCCGTGGAGGGCCCCCAGCGGGTCACAGACAACGGCATTGCCATCCAGGAGCATATCATCTCCGGCGGGCGCAAAAACCGGCCGGGCAGGGACACCAACCCGGACACCTACATCACCATCCACGAGACCGGCAACGCGGCCAAGGGCGCCGACGCCGCGGCCCACGGGGCCTATCTGGACAGCGCCGCCGGGGAGGATGATCTGGTGAGCTGGCACTACACCGTGGACGACCACGCCATTGTCCAGCACCTGCCCGATTATGAGACGGCGTATCATGCTGGGGACGGCAAGGACGGGCCGGGCAATGCCACCAGCATCGGCATCGAGATCTGCGTCAACGCCGGAGGGGACTTCGAGGCGGCCAAGGCCAACGCCGCCGCGCTAGTGAGGCTGCTTATGGAGGAGCACGGCATCCCGCTGGACAATGTAGTCCAGCACAACCACTGGAACGGCAAGGACTGCCCCAAGACCATCCGGGCCACCCCCCGGGCCTGGGAGGCATTCCTGGGCCTCTGCCGGGGAGAGCCGGCGAATGTATCCAAGTTGGACACCGACGTGGACACGCTGGCTAATGTCGGCATTATCGACCAGCCCGACTACTGGAAAGCCGGGAACTACTCCAAGGATACTGTGGAGGCCCTGATCGGGAAAACGGCGGATTATGTAAGGGAGGACGATTGATATGGAGCATATCAACGGATTCAAGGCGGCGGTCGCCGCCGTGCTGGGCGGTCTGACGGCCCTGTGGGGCTGGTTTGGCTGGCTGGTGCTTGCTTGGCTGCTCTGTATGGCGCTCGACTACGGCACCGGCACCGCCGCCGCCCTCCGGGCCGGGGAGTGGTCGTCCAAGGTGGCAAGGGACGGCCTGTGGCACAAGCTGGGGGCCGTGGTGGCCGTCCTGGTGGCCGCCATTCTGGACGGGGTGATCGGTTTGATTCTAGCCAACATCCCCGCCCTGGAGATGCCCTTCCAGTATGAGGTATTTGTGAGTGTTCTGGTGCTGGTCTGGTATATCATGACCGAGCTGGGGAGCATTGTGGAGAACATCGGTGCCCTCGGTGCGCCTGTACCTGAATGGCTCCGCAAGGCCATCGCCGCCCTGGAGTCCACTGTGGACGGCGCGGGGGACAAGCTGGGCGGCGGTGACCAGAGAGAAAGTAAATAG